ACCTACGAACACCCCATTTCATACCTATAACACCATGATGCTCAAGGTAGTTTTTGAGGACCTTTTGCTCTGATGAATAGCCATTCCATTCCACAATATCACCTTCTTACATTTGAGTCATCAAGGCCGTGTCTTCATCTGAATTTCCATTTTGAATTTCTTCATCAGGTGAGGATTCAGGATTCTCCTTGTTTAGATTCTTATTTCTGAGTTCATCAGCACCTGGATCAGAAGAAGGTTTATAACCAATAATGCCTCTGACCTCATTAGACGTTAGTATCTCATTACGAGTAAGTTTGTCAGCAACATCTGGAACCTCAGAAACAGGAACAAGTTTAAATGGATCTCTGAACCATTTGATAGCATGACCTCTTGTACGAGCATTAGTAGTTATGTACTTACGATCAACCTCTGTTGTAACAGCAGTCATGATTGGAGCTACTATTCTCGTATAATAATTAGTCATGGTCTGTTCATCAGCTTTACCATTGAAAATCTCATCGCACCAACCAAGCTGACCCATAATCTTATTATACAAGTACTCGATTTGCTGGAGCAATGTATTTTCAGCAGGTCTGTTGAGCTGTGTGATTCTCTCATTAGCCTCAATGTAAGCAATACCGTATTCGGAATTCTTAAGCTGATCTGTAATCTCTGCTTTTCTTTGTTCAGCTTCCTTTCTACGCTCTTCAGAACGAAGCGAATATGGAAACTGAATTATGATGTCAAGCTTACCAGAAGATGCTGCTTCATCGATAGAGTCCATAAGGGCTATCTTACGAAGATATCTCTGTACATCACTATTATAGTCGTTCATGATAGTATACATAGGATTAACCACAATAGCAACTGCCTTTTTAGGAAGAGTTATATCGCTGAAGACGCCTGTTTGATCGTTATACAAGCGAACTGTAACCCTGTCGGTATACCACTGTACTATTTGGCCGGTACGCATTGTATAAATATCAAAAGTATCGTCAGTAAATATATTACCATCTGTGTCAACTGGACACATAGCAACTACACCTTCACCTAGCATCGATTCTATAGTGTTTTGAACAAACGCTACACCAGATTCATCAATGTTGGCTTCGAGATTAAATATGTTATTAAGACTATCCTTAACTGGCTCTTTATATCGATCGTTTTCATCGAGTATACAATGTTCTATTTTGATTTGAGCACAGTCCATCGCTATTCTAGCAATTGGGCCAGCTAGAACATTATGCTTAGAACCCATGGTTATTACATTACGATCCAACCGTCGAGAACTCGAAACTGAATACGTATACTTTTCTCTTGTCGGATCTCTATTAGCAAAAGCATTGAATGCTCTTTTTAATCTTGTTTTTAAAGACAAGTATTCTCGCCTCCTTAGAAGAAATCTGGGAATGATTTAAATGCTACATACGCATCAAGCATAGCTGCAACATTATCAATCTTTTGCTCTCTTCGAGCTTTGTATAGTTTTTTGTTTCCGTTGTTATCAGTAAGAGCTACACAGTTTCCCATACAGAATTGCATTAACTCTTCATCAAACAACAAGCATCTATCTTCTGAAAGAATTTTCAATTCGCCAAGAGGTACTGATTCTGTTCTAACACCCTGTGGAACTTTAACCACACCATATGGTGTATTTTCCTGCTCCCATCTTTCAACGAATTCTTGAGCGTTATAAGGGTCATATCCAAAGGTTCTTACATCATATGAATTGTCAAGTATAAACCTATCAAGATCCTCATATACTTCCATCATATTAAGGATCGATCCTGGTAATACTATAAGAGAACCTTCTTCTACAAAAGAATCATACTTTTCTCGCATAGCTCTTGGTAATTTGAACATTGTTCTTTCAGAGATATAGCTTCTGCATTTTATTCCAAATACATCTTTTTGTAATGGGAACATAAATGTAAACGCACAGAAGTCATCGCCCTGAGACATATCGCCACCCATAGAACAAGCCATTTTCCAATAGCTTCTGTATCTATGAGGCAATGTTTCTTCATACGTGAAATAATATGTATAGCCTTCAGCCGGAATACCAAACCTCTTGGCCAAAATATCATTTCTAACAGATGGAGATTTCTCTGCTCGTTCTACATCAAGCTGGTAAGTTTCATATGATACGGTAATTCCTATATTCGGATTGGCTTTAACCCACTTACTCGGATCTCCAACCTCGTCAATAGAATCCAATCGATACCACCAGATTGATACGTGAGGATTGTTGTACGTTCCTTTAAGAATGTCCATCAATTCCATTTTGATTGTATCACCAGGACCATTTCGAACAGTACCTTCCGAAGAAACAGCTATTATCAAATAGTTTTCATTCTTAGAAGCACCCTGTTCAATTGCACCAACTACGTCTTCCTTGATGTCTCCAGAAAGCCACTCATCAATCGTTGCTATTTTACAACGTAAGCCCTGAAGCTTATCGATTCGCATTGGTTTTATCTCAAGAATGGAATTTGTTAAGAAATTCTGGATACCCTTCTTTGTAGAAGCAAGCTTAACTCGATCTGTTTTATTAGAAGTTGCATGTATGTCTCCAGCGGTAAGAAACTGAAACAGCGGTCCTTTAGATCTGGCTATAGCAGTTCTGTATGTCGACATTACCGCATCAGCCATATTCATAGTTGGAGCAGTTGTTATCTGTTCTGTTGTTGATTTATCACAGTTTTCGAAGTATGCCTGTATACAGGTTTCATATACAGTCTTTGATGCACCTCGTCCAACAATTAGATACTGCTTATTTCTAAGGCGTTTCTTGATTCTTCGTCTAACATAATGCCCTCCAAATCCTTCTGTATCTGGAATATATACAGAACGTTCTACGAAATAAAACCAAGATAGAACGTCTTCGGCCCAAAGCTTAAACGTGTCAAGCATTACCATATCAGAGCCATCCGTTAAGCATAATTCCGCTTCACAGAATTTTATAAAGCGTTCTACAGCCTCATCATCATAGTACATTGCTGGATCTGCGATTAGATCGTCAATTCGATTCATCTGTAAAGATACATTCTCATTTACAGGAATTTCACCGGCTATAACCTTTTCTCTGAATTCCCCATAATAACGAGGAACTGCAGTGTTTGATAACAATTCCATCGCCTCCTTATGGGATTACTTTTTGAAATCTAAAAATCTAAAACCGCCTACGTCATTTAGCACTAAAGGTAAATAATTATCAAAGACTTCGGAATAGGTTCCGTCAATTATGTCATCTTCGACTTCCCACTTTTGGCCTCTTATGCCGCCATGTCGTCTGTTTTTAGAAGAAGAGCCTTCGCCAAGTACTTCTCCTGTTAAAATATCAGAAACCTTTTCTGAAGAGTCTGAATGAGTTGCAGTATTAGTTCCTTTTCTAAGCTCATTTAAAAACTTTCTTCTTTTATCGAAATTTTCAATATCTTTATCGCCTATATCTATGGATCTTTTTATTATTTCAGCATTGTTACCATCTGCCATTAACTGACGAATCTCTTTGTATGCTTTTTCTTTCTTTCCAGCAGAATAAATATCCTGTATACTTTTTATGTTGCTGTATAAGTCGAGCCCTGAACCAACCAGATTTGCCGCAGACTTTATTTTCTTAGCGGCCTTGTCCATAGTGTTATTTTCAAGAGCCTCTTTCATTCTTTTTTCAGCATTTATTTTATTGGCAGCGTCATTGAGTTCTTTTTCTGTAAATAGTTTCTTGTTATCAATTATACCCTGCCAATCCTGTTTTTTTATAAGTTTTTCTTTTTTGTTTTCGATTCTTATTCTCTCGTTTTCAGCTTTTGTTGCAGCCTTTTCTTCCGCTTTTGCTTGTCTTGTTTCGGCTTTCTGTATTTTATCGCCGTATTTTTCTTCAGTAGATTCCATCTTTTTAAGATAGTTTTCTGCTTTGGTTACGGCTTTTTCTATCTTAGCTTTTTCTTTAGGAGATAATTCATTTATTGTTTTAGTACCCTGAATTTTGCTTATCTTTTTAACAGCAGCATTATATTTCCCGTAATGTCTTGCGTTTTTCTTTTTAAGAATATGTCCGAGCTGTTCTGGAGTCCTTCTTATACCCCATCTCTGTCCCTTAACACCGTAATGTTCAAGATACTCAGGATTTTTTCTTACGGCTTCGAGCGTCATTTCCATTATTATCATCTCCTTTTGGTGGAGTTTCATTTTGAATTGTATCTTTTAGTGTACCTATTGCCTTCTTGAACCATTTAGGTATAGGCACTCCTAACTTGTCAAGGTTCTCAGCTATTGATACGGCTTCCATAAGCGATATGTAAAAAGCTAAACCTGCTAATATATAATGCGGGGCTGTAGTTCCTTTCACGAGAGCTACGCCTATGAGTATTACGCAAATCTCGCCCATCTTTTTGGCTAGACCAGTTCTCATAACACTAGACTTAACTTGCTTTTTTTTCCAAGCATTTAGAAAGCCAGTAACGATATCGATAGCCATCATGAACATTGGGAGTGTTATGGTGTAGAAATCTGATTTGAATGAAAGATTAGAAAGATCAAAAGACATAATATTACCCCCATTATCTTTTTAATTTTGAAAAGAACGATTGTACTGCTTTTTTAGCATCGTTTACTTTATCTTTATCTATGTCTATTATTTTAAATGAAAATAGAGATTTTATTGACTTCTTTATTTTGTCAATCATGTCTTCTTTTTTATCTTCATCTTTTTCTTCAGAAATAGCATCTTTTCCAGACGATAACGCTACGAGACTATTATTGCCTACATTGTTATACGGCATTAATCCGGCATTATATATGTTACTAGACCCATCACCAACGGTAGTCAGATCAGAGAGTAATCTTTTTTGTAAATTAGAAGATGGTCTATTATTAGTGTTCTTTGATAGTGTGCTTTTTAAATATGTCTGCTTTCTTACAGCAGTTGATAAAGCATTAGCACCAGATCCAACCGAATTGCTCTGATTATTATTGGTTGTATTTGCGCCTACATTACGCATGCCACTTCCAACATTTGGACGAACTAGTCTGTTTAATAGGGCTGTAGAGTTAGGAGTATTACTCGAATTATTGTTAGCCGTATTTGTTCCAAGTTTAGCCATGCCTCTTCCGACATTTCGATTCTGTAAGCTTCTCAGCACACCCCATCTCTGACCTTTTACACCATGGTGTTCGAGGTAGTTTTTAAGAATCTTTTGCTCTGATGTATAAAATTCCATTTTAAAAATCACCTCATTCTATACTTGGATCAGTTAAGACATTGAGTCTCCACTGTAGTTCATCTCTTGTTTCTTTGAGTAAATTTGTATGATAGCTTGAAGACGGAGGATCGAACTGAAGTCTTACATAAGTGTCGACATAAGTTACAACACCCTGGAGTCGACTGAAATCATCACCAAGGAAATCAGACCATGTTTCGTCAGGTCCTGTTATCATAAAACCTCTAGTACCAACATTATGCTGGTTGAGAATCATGAGAGCTGTATTTATTGAGGATAACAGATCTGGATCAAATGATGAATCATCCTCGTTTCCTACTCTGAATTTTCTTATTGTAAGCAGGATGCTTTCTTCCATTATAGAGTTTGACAACTTCCTCCACTCCTTCCTTAGCTACATAGCCTTCTTTGCCGTAATACAGCTTTGCTTTGTACATTGGTGTATTTTGAAAATCGTAGTAGACTTTAGATGCGTCTACATGAAATCGGTCTTTCTCAGTTAGGTACAACACGGCCGATGCATCACATAGATCTTTTCTTAATGTTAGTTTTTTGCAGTTCTTTATTTTGAATTCGGACATGTTGGTCACCTCTTTAGGATAGATTTTTAAATTTACTATTGAATATGTAATCTTCGCCAGGATACTCATCCCAGTGTAAACGATCTTGTTCTTTGAACCCATACTTTTTTGCTATAGCAACGCTAGCTCCATTGTTTTCGAATACATTCCACTGTAACTCGCCTATTTCTTTGTTTTTGTCTGATTCGAACCAGGATAAAGCCTTCTTCGTTACTATATCAGAATATCCTTTTCCCTGAAGATCTTTTCTTGTAGCTATTGCTATTTCTCCAACTTTATTCTTTGAAAAGGATGGGTCATTATCCCAGATCTGAAGAAATGAAGCTGCTTTACCGGATTTATCATAGGCTATAAATGTTTTTGATATGTTTTCAAACTGTCTAATGTCTTTTAAGAATTTATCAGCTCTTTTTATTTCTTCTGGTGAATATCCAAAGAAATGCTTTTGATTATTTGTTAGAGAATCGACGATCATATTAACATCGTCTTTTGTTTTGGATACAGACCTTATTCTAGATCTTATTCGGCTACGATTCTTACCTTCCTTAGTAAGTGATCCATCCTTGTTTTGATACCTACGGACACCCCATTTTTGGCCTTTTACGCCATGGTGTTCAAGATAGTTTTTGAGGATCTTTTGTTCAGATGAATATATGTTCATTTTGAAATCACCTTCTCCAAGGACAAGTATCATTTGGAACTCTTTCTACTATTGTAGGAGGAGCTCCAGGTATTCCGTAGTGTATATATCGATGAGTCTGACCACTCACTGTTATAACATTCTCTGGATCGAAGATTCGTCTTGAATTATTGACGAGGTCTTCTGGTAAAAGAACGTTTATATGATGCACACTAATACGATTTGTATTGATTATTTTGTTAAGAGACTTGTCATAGTAACCATCAAGCGGATAATCCGGATGAGCTAAGTCACAGCACTCGTCTCTTAATATTATTTGCTTCCTGAATTCAAGCCACTCAGGAGATTTGTACAATTCTTGATTCATCCAACGAAGAGTTCCGAAAGTTTCATCTGATACGATACCATTGCATAACAAATAAACCAATCGCTCCTCAAAAGTTGGAAGACTCAAAACCTCACTATAGCTCCTCATCATAGTATTCGTCCTGAGGAATTTCATACTCGGTCATAGCGGCTATTGCTCTGTTAACCAATTCAGGCATGTTGCTAGAATCCTTAATAGATTTAGTCTTAGCGGCGATCAGAGTATTCTCGTGTCTTAGTTTCTCACGTTCAAGCATGGTTTTCTCGGTTGCAAGTTTCAGAAAATGTAGAAGAAGCTGGACTGGTGGCTTCTTTGACTGTATAAGCTCTCTTGCTCTGTTGATAGACAAATTTATTAACTCATTTTCAACGTCTTTTGCAGTCTTTACTCTACTATTTTCTAAGATTTCATCCTCTTCCATAAAGTTAGCCTCCTTTTTAGTTGAGAATTCTATTGTTTTTTAAAACAGCCATCGCTCCCGAAATAATCCGTATCGAAAGGAGGCTCGTTTTCGAAACAGGTATGACTTATTAAATATGCTGCTCAGTTGGCTGCCAAGTAAGTCACCGCGCGAGTTTCGAGGGATGGCTGCTTTAAAAAGCGATAGAAATATCGCCTTTATGAAACAGTATGTTTTACTCTGTCATGTTCTTCAGCTCTTTTGCCATCATTGAACCGATCAAGAGTACCTACTAAATATCCTGTGATTCTTCTGATCCTATCAAAGGGCTTTGTGTCTGAGAAATGACATTCGGTATCAACATACTCACCATCCACTTTGAATACAATTTTCGAAATTACCCTGTCAGCATGCTTTTCTTTGAGCTGATTAGTGTAGATCTCGATTTCCTCAGGTGAAAGTTCTCCACCTATTACCTCTGTAATAATCTTGTCTGTCATATAGGCCTCCTAAAACTGAAAATATAAAAATTCCCACTGGGGAAAAAATGAAGACCGCCGCGATCTAGGGGTGGGGGTACCATGTAGGACCCCTCCCCCGGGGTGCCAGCAGTTTCACGAACTTTGTTCAACAGTTTGCGAATTTATTTTTCTTGAATTTTAAAAACTTTGCAATAAAAGTTATTATCATTCATTTCCTTCAACATTCTTTGAAACTAATTTATAGTTTCCTGTCAAGTTAAAGTATGCAATTTCTTTGGACGCGGCTGAAATTTCGTCGTCGGACTCACGGTTTGACATAGAGTCAGAGAGCTTTGCAATCCTAAGGATGTAAGGCCATGTGAAGTAACCGTGATCTTGATCCCAACGATTCCATTTGTCAAACTGGTCGAAAGGATCGAAAGGATTGTCTTTAGTTGTTACCATTGTTGCTTCGTACATACACTTTCATTCCTTTCTTAAAGCTGTTTCTCAAGAGTTTCTACAGAAACGCCTAAGTTTTGAGATACTTCTGTCAATGTATAACCGGAATTCAACAGGTTTTTAGCTGTAGCTACTTTAGCTGCAGACAGAGTTGTTGTTTGTCTAGGCATAAACCATTTCTTTATTTCTGTATCATCTGTATTAGCAAGTATCTCATTGAGCTTTGTTTTTGAGATGGCACCTGCTTGTATAGCGTCTACCTCTTTCTCTGTGAGCTGAATAGGCTCTTTTTTAACACCCATTCTTTGACGCATTGCTGTTAAAGTACGACCTTTAAGTTTTTTATAGCCTTCTTTATCATCAAGAAGGTCTGGATTGTCCTGAAGCTGCTTCTCTACCTCTTGGTTTGCCATTAACTGGACCTGCTGTTCTCTTGGCTTATTCTTATATGCGTTAGTGAGTTTCTTATTCAAAGAATCTACTTCGTCCTGGAATACTCTTTTGGCGCTTGGGTTATAGGGTATATCTTCAATTGAAAGGGTATCTTTTCTAGCCTTATTCCCGAGTGCCTTCATGCTATTAGCATAATCGGCATACACTCTTTCCATAGCAAAGTTTTCTTTTGAAATAAGATCTCTTGCATCCTTAGTTTCAGCCATAAGCTTTGATTCCTGCTGACGAACAACTATTTCACCTTTTTTGTTTTTATAAGTAGCATCGCTGGCAGGATAGTATATCTTCTCTCCGGTTTCTGGATCGATATCGTATCTTTCAGAACGTTTGTCCACACGAACAGGACTCTTTGCTCTTGAAATAAGAGTTGAAGAACCACCTTCTGACTGATACTTTTTCTTAAGAGAAGCTATATCGAGATCGTCATACGCTGCTTTATAGTTAAGATTATGCTTGGCAACATCAATAACAACCATTGCATATTTGGTGGCTCTGACAATTTCGTCAGGTTCGGCATTCTTAAGTGTCATATCTGTAATGAGATTAGATGCCATTCCCATATGCTTTCCTTCAAGCTTGCTACCTTTCTTCCAAGCAGGAGCAACATCTTTTGGATTGGCATAAATATCTGCATCAAAGGTCTGCAATGCTTTGATGGGGGCTTCATTTTTCCAAAGACCCTTGTTGTCTGGAATAACAATAACGGTATCACCATCGAAATCAGCACCAGAAAGCTGAACAGCAACCTTATGATGTATACCGATAGCATCAAAAGAAGCGTTTCCGATAGTTTTCTTTGCTTCTGCATTGTTATTATTTACAGTAAGTCTTGGAATTTCGAATCTTCCCTGATGTGGATGTCTTATGAGTACCACTGATTCTCCATTCTCAAGTCTAGGAGCATAAACCTCATCCTCTTTAAGTGAATTTACAGGAAGAATAACCGCTGTTGCCTGTCTTGGCATAGCTGCTGCTTTAAGATGAACTGCCGCAGAATCACATTCATCCGCAAAAGCAATAAGCTGCTGTTTACGAATTGTAGGATTTGCAATTGACATGATCTCATTATACTCGTCAAGCTTGAGATCTTTTGCAATATTAAGCTGCTGTTTAGCGAGACCAACAGACTGTTTTGATAATTCCTGAGAAGCAAGAGTTCTAGACCATTTATTCCAGTCACCCTCTTCATTCATCACATTAAGTGCTGAAAGCTGCTTTTTACCATTCTCGTCGACATATTCTTTTCTGTAATATGTTGAACCGAATGGGTTGTCAGGATTATCTTTTTGTGATTTAAGAACGCCGCCTTCTCCTCCTAAAGGAGTGCCGATTTTCTTATTTGAGTTAACAAGAATATCTTTGCCTTCAGGAATATCGTCAGAATATACAACCATTCCTTTAGCATACAGTTTACCAAACTCTTTGTCGTCAACCGCTATTCTGCACTGAGCATAATGAGCATCACCGAGATCAAGATCTGGAACGCCTCGTCTTATCTCAATAACGCCATCTTTATCAGTACCGCCTTCTTCTGCATATCTGATAGCGATTCTATCCATAGACAGCTGCTTAGGAGGACCTCCAGCTTTGGTTACACCATCAATGCCGTTATCATGAAATATAACTCCATCAACAGGCTCAATTTCGTATCTGTGTTCCCAAGCTTCTTTCTTAGAAACGCCTGGTTCAGATAATACTCTGAGAGTAGTTCTTTTACCAGTTCCGAGCTGCTCAACATAAACCTCGTTAATAGAATATCCTTCTTCTTCGAGATTCTTAAGCGCTTTCTTCATACGGTCTTCTGTTATGCCCATATAAATATTAGCACCTTTTGTTGTGTTAAGGAACGGTTTTGTTTTCAGCTGCTCTTTAAGAACGTCGGTTACTGTTTTTTCCGCCTTTTCAGAAAGCTGTCTGCTGGGATCCAAATATAAACTTACTGTTGATACTGGAATTCCAAGGCGTCTAGAAATCTCAGACTTAGAAACGCCTTTTGCATAAAGCTTAGCTGCGTTTGTATAATATGAATTTTTGAGAGTTTCGTTCTCTTTTGAGATTCTTGCTCTGAGCTGAGAAGTGGTTTCGTATCCCATGCTTTTAGCAATATCTACTTCGGATATACCTTCTTTTTTGAGCTCTTTTACTC